CGACAGGGACAATGTCCCCTACGGCAATCATATCGGATGCTGTATTTTTAAAATCAATACGATCTAATTCTTGAATGAATTGTGCCATATCTAGTTACCTCCTAAATCAATTACTAATTATTTACCCGCGTTTTTATAAAGACCACGGAAGTCAAGCGCGCTTACGCCGCAATCAAATGCCACTTTATATTCAATGCCATCTACATCAAAACCTTGACGAGTTTCTAAACGTGGAGTTTCAACACCATTCAAATAAGTTACTTCGATAGTGTCATGTTGACTTGCATCAGCTACTAAATACCACGCATCTGGATCAGTTAATTCTGCATCTGCCACAATTACGAAGCGACCTTTGTAAGGGTTAACCACGCCGGAATTTGTGCCATCTACTGCTGCAGTAGAGTTAACAATTTGGTAAGCTGTTACTTCCAATTCTGGTGGTACTACTAAATATTTAGGAGTGATGTTTAAATTAGCTGTGCCTTGAATACCTTTTTGACGACGCATAGCAGTAATTGCTTTCGCGATTGCCTTAAGAGACAACGCTTCGCCAGTTGTAGCAACATTACCATGTTTTGCATCAAACAAAGCCACATTGTCTTGCATTTTAACCGTACCAGTTAATTGAGCATACACCATTTTATTTACCAAGCGTTTTGCAGCAGAGCCATATTTAGTAGCAATTTTGGAGAATAGACCTAAATCGTCATTGATGATTGCTTGGCGAGTCAAGCTGAAGATTTTGCCATATGTAGCAACTTTAGTACGAGCAGATGCTTCGCCAAAGACATCCTGTTGGAATTGACCGCCTTCTGGTACTAATTCAAGGTTGCCTGCTTCAGACAATGCCACGCGTGCAGCTTCTTTGAAGTCGCGGTTAGATCCTTTACCGGCCCAAATTTGGAATGTAGTCTCAGCTTCATTAAAGCCGTTCATTACGGACTTATCGGCAAGATTAGACATGATAGCAGGGAATGTAGATGTGGAGTTAATAGCCGCACGTGCCATTTCCATGTTGTCGCCGAAGTTGGCTTTAGTACCACATTCACGTTGTAAGGACTCGCGAGCCAACTCAATCATAGAGTGCCCTCGCAATTCGTTAGCGCCTGGTGCTGGTTCTGCTACAGCTAAACCTGCAGCCATTAATACTGCATCTTGTGCGGCAGCACGGAACTTATCGCTTTCAGCTTCACCCATTGTTACAGATACACCTTTGTTACGTGCGCGTAATTGGTCCATTACCATCGCACGAGCTTCGTCAACAGATACGCCCATTACGATTGCTTCGTCAGCGCCTTCTACATCGAAGTCACGGAATAATGCAGTAATTTCAGAAGTGCGCTTGCGTTCAGCTTCCATCGCTTTAGCAAGGTCTGCCTGTGTGATACCAGTTCCAACTGGTTCTGTAGATTTTACTTCTTCAGTTTTTAAAATTTCTTTTTCATCCATACTTTTTTCTCCCTCCTGTGTGTCAATACTTGTATGAATTTCTTCAGCACTTCGTCCTACCCCTACAGTTGGGTCAGCAGGAACGGATACAATACTGATTTCTAAAGGTTCCCAATCTGTAACTACATAGGCCGGACCATTAAATCGACCGTTAGTGGATTTAGTATCCTTATCTTCCAATACTTCGTATCGGTTGACCATATAGCCTACGCTTACCCCTTTTAGCGTTCCGGACTGTACCTTTTGGAATATGGTGTCGGATTGTTCATCTTCATCAAAACGCACTAGCGCTTTTCCTCGATTGTTTTCAATCCAAGCCTTTTCAACGTGTCCCACGACCGCATCACGATCATGATTAAACAACGCTGTCCCTAAACCATTATTAAAGCGCTCAAGATTGATGCACTCTTCATCATGGCAAAGGATTTCATTGCCGAACCAACGGCCATATGGCGTTTCGGAAGAGAAAGACAATTCTACTGTCCGACTATCGGTATCGACATTGTCAATAGTAGATTCCCGGCAATAATTACCAAGAATGCTACGCTTTTGATGTTCACTCATTACTAGCCATCAGCTCCTTCCTGTATAGTGTCATCATCGCCCATCGTTAGCGGTTGCAACTCACTGGAATAATCCAGTAAAACCCCGAGCTCCTTAGCTCTATCTTGTTCGAGTTTCCGTTGTTCAAGAACTTCTTCCCAATCTCGTCCAGATGATGCGCACACATCTTCCAATGTTGTAAGACCGGATTTGATTGCTTCTTTATTAGCGTTAACTTCCTTAACGGGGTCAATCCAAGACCACCCTGGAGCAAGCCAAGCTACCTCTTGGTATTTGTCCTTATTCGCTAAGTAGTCAGAAGGTAATTCACCCGCTAAGTAAAGGGCGTCAATAAAAGCTTTCCAAATCGGCATACAGAAGTGTGTGATTACAAATTTCTGTACTTGACGGAATGTCTTTTGGTCCTCTAACAAGTTTTGCCTTGCCGCTGAGAAATTCCCAGATATATTACGCGCTACGATGTCAGCGCTCATACCAAGACCGGACGCAATACGTCTGGTCTGAGTTGCCGAGTATTCGCTTGCAGTTCCTGCATTACGTTTAGGGTCTGCAAACTCAATCGATTCACCAGGACTTAAATGTCTAACCATACCCGGTGCCATTGTAATATTGGGTCTACCTTTTTTGTCTCGGGGTAATATCCCCGTTTGTCTTGCTGAATTTTGCGAAGTTACAAAAACACTGAAACACGCTGCTACACGAGCTGCAATTAGATCAGCATCCATGTATTCGTCAATATCGTGAATTCTACGTAAGACTAAAGCTAATAAGCTTACACCTCTAATCTGAGACGGTCGTTTTGGTTTAAATAATAAAAACGCCTGATCAGTGGTTAATCGAACTGTATCGAACGAACGCAAACCCATTGGATCTGTTTGACTCACATGGTAAGCTACAGGCCTGCCGTGTTCAGTAACCTCAACTCCGTTGATGATGTTATTCTTGCCGTGCGTGATACTTACTGCGCCGATATTTTCAGCTTCTATCAACTGAATGGATAATGGTAAGTACGTGCCCTGTGAAGTTTTATTGACTAAAATTTCCCCGTCGTACACCATACGTCTTAGCGCCATTTCTTGTAATTCATAGAAGTTTGAAATACCCCTAATGTCAGCGTTTTCAGGTTCAGCCCATTTGGCCCATGCTTTCTCGATTTTCTTATTTAGATCGTTGTTTAATTTACCGTTACGATTTCTAACTTTCGCTTGTGGAATAATACCTGCGCCGATTACATTTCGTAACAAAGCAATAACAGCCGACTCAGCTAAGTCGCTGTTCATCTCTGCCGCTCTTGCACGTCCACGGATTATATCACGCGAACCTGTTGCAAGTTGCTCGGCCGTACCATACGCAGGTTGCCAATCACTGCTTAACCTGTCCATAGATGCCGCATCATATTGACGTAGTGCATCACGATAGGCTTGGCGCTCATATGCACGTTGTGGGCTCACCCATCCTATTACTTTGTCAATAATGTTCATCGTCCACCCCATGTTACAAACGCATCTGCCTGGTACCCATTTGACTCTTCGTGTACACGCTGCATTAGCGTTTGTTCTCGTGCGTATAGTACTGGTAAGTCAATTGTCTTGAAACGCTTACCGCCAATTTGTAATTCAGAGTATCCTTTTGTTTCGATATCTTCAATAACTTGGCGGACACGTTCCAATTGTTCATTTACATCGCTCATGGTTCACCTCCTATCTAAACCAATGCCCCGTATTACCTATGCCTCCACCATAATCATCGTAAGTTTCAACCTCTTCGGTTTTTTCATAAGCTTCTGGTTCAATTAAATATTTAACGCCCGCAATATCTGCTACTGCAGCATTGTAGGTGCATGTATCAAGTAAGTGATTGACAGGATGGCTAGTGAGCGGTTTCCACTGCACCGTTACCGCACCTGTTTTCACATTTCTGATTTCTTGCTTTTCTTCTGACCTTAAATGATCAGAGTACTCTTGCGGACAGTCTTTGTATAAATGAATCGTACCGACTTCGTCTACAGGTCTTATCATCCTTGCGAATATAAAGTCCTTCCAATAATCAGTGTTTAGCACATACAACTTCAATCCGCCTACGACACCCTTTTCTAGTGATGTCATAGTGTAAGGCGCTGCCATCGTACTATGATTTGAGGAACCTTTAACCGGAATACAAACTTCAGGGAATCTAGAACCTGTCGATTATAC